GCAGTTCTTGATATATGGTTGGCAACTTCATTACCCACACGTTTACGCCATTCCATTAACCCCTTCTTGTTTCGTACTGATAGCACGGTTGTGATTGATGGATACTTGTTACCCTCTGGTGTCTCATACAGACGCACACCATCTTTGTTTGTTGCCGTTATAGGTTGCAACTCAACTGGTACATGATTAAACATTATATTACTTTCTCCTGTTAACCAAACTTATAATTATACAGTTCAATATCTTTCTTATACCACTCATGAACTTTAATTATATCAGCATCATCATAGTATTCCCAATAAGGTTTGTGTTCTGTCTTGTAAATGTGCATTAGTGGTTGCGACATAGGAACACCTATCCTATTAAAAAGATATTTAACTTCTTCAGCAAAATTTTCAAACCTTGCTACATAATTTACATCAGTTAGATAATCACATTGAGGTGTGTTATGATCATGAATTATTCCGTCTTTTCTTAAATTGATATTTAACCATTCTTTAAAAGAAATATCTTCTGGGGGTTTTAATTTTCCATTATTAAAAAAATAATTTGATAATTCTCTGTCCCAAGGATTTCTTACAAAACCAAATTTAAAATATTCGTCCCAATCCAAACTTAATTCTGAAAATTTATTTTCTTTGATCCAAGAGGATTCAATATGGAAAGTTTTTATTCCATCTCGAATTCTTTGTAGTCTTGTAGCACCAGAATCATTCTTTTCCAGTTCATGCTGTATAGTCGTTCCTCCAGTTTTATACACTTTAATAAAAACATATTTTTTAGTCGATACTATCGTCATGCCAATGCACGAACTCTCGCTACTAGCCTATCTGCTCGATTTGTTACTTGATTATACCATCTGCTATCAACCATCTCATCTGCAGCTCGCTCCCAATCAAGGGCATCTACGCCGCGTTTCATACCCTTAAATTTAGACAATCGCGTAAAGCCCATATTAAACATCATATTTGCAATGATTAATTGAGCTTCTTCAGGCAAATGTTCCCACTGTACATAAAGCTTTTCACAATCGGACAGTACATTTTGAACATCATCTTCAAATGCTTCTATTACTCTATATTCTTCAACGTCTGTTCCTACAGACCATCCATGTTCTGGATCATGCCCTGTAATTAGATGGCCGATGCCAAATGTTTTATACCCAAGATGGTCAAGATAAATTTCATATTTACAGCCTTCATCTAGCGTAAGTTCTTCTCTTAATTTTTCTAAGTCCATCTTTTTAGCCTCTCTTTAAGCATATGCACATCATAGATAGCCCAAGCCAATAGTCCTACTATTACCCCCCAAATCAACCAATAAAATATTTCCATTAATCCATTCCAATTCCAAGTTTAGTTTTGTTGATAAGATAATTTCGAACAAAACCAGAGCGTACAATATCGCCTATTGTAAACTCTAAACAATTAAATTCATCCATCTCTTCTAAAATACGTAAGAAATTATGAAGCCCATTTTTCTCATTTTGTTTAAGTAAATCTGTCTGATCAAAATCACCACAAAACACAATCTTAGAATCTTGTCCTACCCTAGTAATAATTGTATCTAATTCATGAAAATTAAGGTTCTGACATTCATCTACTATGATGATTGTGTTATCAAATGTCAATCCTCTTAGGAACGATGTGGACAGAAAGAACAAACTTCTCTGACCCTTTAGACGGTCATATAAAGAATTAAACGATTGTTCATTTTCCATTTGAAACATAAACTGTACCATATTTTGATATGGTACTTGATATAGTGCTGCTTTATCTTCTTCATCCCCTGGCAGAAATCCAATCTCTCTGGTAGGGATAAGTGAACGAACTATAGCAACTCTATTATATGGAGTTTTAAGGTTCATTACATCTTTAAGGGATAGGTATAACGATATAAAGGTTTTACCTGTTCCAGCAGAGCCAAACAAAAATTGATTCTGACCTTTCTCCCAACTCTCAAAAACTTGTGTTTGATTGTCGGTGATAGGCTTGACTTCAACTAATTGTGTCTGATTAATTTCCTTATTTTTTTTAGCGGACGCCATTATAAATCCTCAAAAATAGAAGAGAGGAGGGCGCCGGGGGCGGCCGCCCTCCTCTCGGATACATAGGCGGATTGACTTCCAAGCTTCCTTGGCGCAGTGCGCCTGTGCTGAAGTATGTACCTCTCGCCTGTATCATGACTATTTAGTCTTCTTTTTATAATTATCTACTGCATTTCTTGTCTTAATCTGAGCAGTAGTTTGTCCACTTCCATATCTATCAGCCATAGGGGAATTAGGATGAGCTGCAGCAATACGTTGCATATTCTCCGTAAATCCGCCGTCAACCTTTGGCCCAACTCCCATCAAGTGGTCTCCAGCCAAAGCTATAGGTGTAAAGACTTGTTTCAAATGAGAATTTTCTTTTAGATATTCTTCTTTATCTGCATTGGACATGAAATCATCAAATTCTTTTCCATTTTTTTCATCTAAAAATCTATATGTAGGCATTAAATTTCTAATTCCATTTGTCGTAAATCCTTTTCCGTTATAAAATATAAACGAGATTTCATCTCATAAATTTCCTCATTTAATTCCCGTATTCTATTATAACACCAGTATACTGTTTTTTGCATTTCTGCTATATCTTGCTTGTATAGATCTTCCTTATTTGAATAAAAGTCTTGAAGACTCGAAGGTCGTTCTTCCCTCATTCTTCTGCCCATATAATCCCAATAAGGTTCTCTGTTCATAAAATTCTCCATCTAATTATATATAGGGTGTTCTATATTTTCCAAATCACCTTCAATAGAAAAGACAGACGCCCTTATTCTTCTTTAGAACCTAAACTGATTTCCAGCAGCTCTACGTCCTCTTTCAACTTCTTCTTCTTCTTTTCCAAATCCTTAATGTTCTCATGAAGCCGCTCGAAATCCTTTATGTCGTACAGCTTCGCTTCCATTCGATTTCCAAGAGTTTGCACTTCCTCTATCAATCCCAGTAAATAGGAAAAATTCAAAGTTTTGGCACATCCTCGCATTTCCTCAAGAACATCACACAGCATTCTATTAATCATAATATGGTTTCCATTCTGGCCAATTATATATTGGGTTTCCAGCAAAATAATCTTTCCAGAAATCTTCTACTATAATTTTTCGATCTTCTATTTCAATCGTTATGCCGGCACGGAGATTGCGTTTTTTTATATAATGGGCACAAGCTCTATCTAAAATATCCTGTTCCATTTCAATCATCATATAACCTCACTTCCATGTATAGAAAATATGATCTTGGATCTCTATTGTTCTTTTTTTACTTTTCGCCCAAGAAGGTGTCACATAATCAGCGTGATAAAATACAGCGCCGTCTGTAATATCAATAAAATCTAATTCTTTTGTTAAGAGTGATAATGAAAGTCTTTTAAAATATTCAAATTGTTTCCTGTCATAAGGTGTATCGCTTTTTCCATCACAATACCATGAAAATTGGCACCTATTTTTTACAGGATAATATTTGCGTTCTTGCGCTGTTAAATTACTGTGTTGTCTGGTCGTCCAACTCTCTCTGGTTGGACCCTGATGAATAACACCGCATATCGTATTGGGAAATCTCTTATCATTTACACGATTTAAAACTACCGCTGTAACTGCAAGTTGTCCAGCAGTACCTTGATTACGTGCTTCATGATACATATTCATTGCTAAACAGTTCACATTTTTTTCACTAGCAATTCCTTTCGCTGGTTCTCCCTGAGTAGGATTAGAAAGAAAAAACAACCCTAAAAAAATTGGGACTATGGTATAACGTATCATCACAAAATTCCACTTGTGGGATTGAAAAGGGGGGTCAAAAGACCCCCCAACTCAATTACGCAGATGCGAGAGCTGCATTACCAGCCGCAACCACTGCTCGAGTGGGCGTACCCATGCGATACTTAGAATAAGTCTCGCCATCAAACGAGGAAACCCGCTTGTTGAGGTATACCGAATACCCTTGCATACGAATGGCACTAATCAATGCACGAGCATTAGTCACGCTGTAACGTGACTGAATCTGCTTCGCAGTCAATTCTGTACCATTCTGAAGTGCCGCAATAACTTTTGCGGTCTTTGAGGTCGTATTTGTCATAAAAATAATCTCCTTATATGACATTAGTTGGGAACTTATTGTTCCCTATTCTCTAGGGCTCATCCCTAGTCGAATTCAATTTAGGGTGGGGGGGTCCGAAAACCCCCCCTGTTTCCATATTGGGTCAAGTTCAAACTAAGTCGCCTGAATCTTTCATTCTATAAACTCCCAATGTTAGGAAACATATTCCCGCTGCTGTTAGTAGTATGATGAGAGAGAGGTCAGCAGTGCCTTCGGCACCACCTACAGCGAGAATAAGACACAAAATCCCCATCAAAAAAGTAACCATTAGAGATACAAAGACCCCGTCCAGTTGATTAAATAACCACCATCAAGGACATTACCCCTTGCGGCATTCTTCTTTGTAACAGGTACAATCATTATTTCTTTCTCTTTCTCATCATCATGTATAAAGGCTAACACATCAGGCAACTTTTGTCAACCTTTTTCTTCACTTTTTTTTACTTATAAGTTATTGATTTTGCACGATTTTGTAAAAAAGTTCGATAATCTGTCCACCCATCAGAAGTCTCAAACCCCCAAGTTCGCTCTCTTTTTCCATGCCAGAAGAGTGACCAACAGGGTTTGTCGTCCTTTAGTTCTAACCAGTGCAGGTCAGTAGATTTTTTCGTCCTCAACGTCCCAGGCGCACGCCAGAAGGTGCCATCTGGGGTATGTTCATAATACCCACCACTGAGGATAACAGTGCCCCAATTCCAAGGATGGTCATGGAGTATTGGTTCATCCGACTGGACAATCTTGTGAAGATACGCATTAAATGGCACACTCACATTAGTCTCCAAATGGTCTGATTTCTCTCTGAAAATTAGATGATACCGATACATATATGGAGTTGATCCATCACGGTCATATATAACCCGTGTACGAGTTAGGGACATTAAACTTATATCCTAAAAAATTCAATCAAAGCATTCAATTTGTCAGCTGCGTCAGCAAGTTTTTCAACTTCACTATCTACAGCAGATACAATATTAGAATGATCTCCAATTCCTGTAGGATTAGTTCTATACACTTCAATATTTGCAAGAGCAGCTGCTATATCTGCTTCATACCTTTTACGCAAGGCTAATAATAATTCCTGCTTCATCCGGGTCTCCATCATTCATATATTCGATTGTGTGTATTATAGACCTTAACAAATGTAGCACATTTTGTCAAGTCCTTTAATCGTCTTGCACCAACATAAGTACAAGCAGAACGAATACCACCTAATATATCCAAGACAGTATACTTTACTGCCCCCCGATAAGGGACGATTACTGTCTTACCTTCTTCTCCACGATATTCACGATTTGGATGACCATGTCTATCCATTGCCGTGTTTGAAGCCATACCGTAAAATTTCATACCTACAGGATCTTCTACATCATCTTCAAATATCAGGTCACCATCACACTCTTCATGACCAGCAAGCATACCACCAAGCATAACAAAGTCAGCACCAGCAGCAAATGCCTTTACCATATCACCAGATGAATTGCATCCACCATCAGCAATGATATGTCCACCAATACCATGAGCTGCATCAGCACACTCAATTACAGCACTTAACTGTGGATATCCGATTCCTGTCTTGATACGAGTAGTACATACAGAACCAGGCCCAATACCAACTTTAATGATATCTGCCCCCGCCATAATAAGTTCTGCTGTCATATCAGCAGTAACTACATTGCCTGCAATAATGGTTGCATATGGAAGGGATTTTCTAACCTGAGTAACTGCATCGACAAAGTTCTTTGTATAACCATTTGCAACGTCTAACCCAACAAAAGATACTGGAAAGGTTTTTGCAATCATAATGAGTTCAGAAATTTCTTCTTCTGAAATACCAGACATAACACAACTATGCTCCCAACGGGGCTTCACATCTGATGGGCCGGACGAGTTTTGCCCGTCATATTTGGACCAATTTGTAGCTAGTTTATTATAGTGCCGAGCAATACATGTAACCATTTTGTGTTCACTCAACACTTCATGCATTTCGAACGTACCAGTGGTATCCATGTTAGATGCCATAATTGGTACGCCGGTCCATTCAGCATGACTGTGGTAGAATGTATAAGTTCTCTCCAACTCAACATCAAATCGTGAAGTTATAGTTGATCTTTTAGGACGAATTAATACGTCAGAATAATCAAGTTTGAAGTCATCTTCAATTAACATCTATACCCCCGATGCAGATCCATCAGTTTGTAGATATCTTTCCTGCTCCACAACCATGAAGTCATCATCCCAATTAAAAGCTTCTTTTACTACGTTTTCAGAAAGTCCTTTATAGACTTGGTGTAATTTTTTATCCTTAGCAGCAATCAAAAGATTTGCTTCGTTCTCTTGTAACCCTTCTAACATTTGTACAAACATTGTCTCACGTTTTGTTTGGTTAATTTGATTATTTCCACCCTTGATGAAATGAAATAGCTTCCGAGATTCACTAATAAGCATGGTGTGTTCAGTCCCTTCGGGAGCATCATTTACCCTAAATGGTACTTCGCCCTCTGGCAAGTCCCACACAATTTTGGGGTCAAATGAAGATTTGAGTATCATGCGTAAAGCTGGTGTATTATAATGTTGTAGATGTGAGACTTTTTCTTTTTTAGTTTTCAATTTAGAAAACTTGTCTAAGATTTCAGACATCAGTGGTTGATAATTATCAGGCATTAGAATTCTCCTATAGATTCTGTTAGGTCTTTCAACCTATTGTTCATAAAATAATTTAGTAGTTTACTACGATCACCTTCTGGCGCAGATTGATATTCTTTAAGAATCTCCACAAACAACTCAGGTGGAGATTGGTCTAAATCAATTAATTTCTTATTTCTTTGAAAATTTCGTACAATTTCATCATTGGGCAACATATCTTCAATAGGCATTTTCCCTAGTTCTGGATGTTCTTCATCAAGCCATGCGGCGACCTTTTTCTTACCAAGTGGACGTTGACGCAAACCCTGTTCAAAGGTATGATCTGGAGATAGCACATTAGGAACACCATCACTGGTATCGCCTCTTAGAATATGTTCTTGTAGATATCTAACAGGGTCTTCACCATTTAAATATTTCTTGGTGATAGGACTATACTGTGTTACATTCTTATATTTTTGCAATTGAATAAAATCTTTGTCGCCAGATACTATAAGTGTCTTTCCATTATCAAATTCAAATTCACCACACAATGCAGCGATGATATCATCAGCTTCGGCACCATACACTTCTAGGTGTTTATACGGAAAATTATCCTTTAATTCTTGCTTAATAGCATTCAAAACTTCAAAAATAGAATCCCAATCATGAGAAGAGGCTTCCCTTCCCTTCTTACGACTATACTTATAAAGCGGAAAAATATCCCTTCTCCAATAATGTTTGGAGTCATAACATAAAATCACTTCATCGTATTTTTCGTAAAATTTTGAACGATACATCCTCAAAGAATTGAGAATCATATGTCTAACCATAGCTATATCAGGTTTAGTATTTTTTGTCATGTGCAAATGCATCATTACATTCGCAACAGAAATTTGGTTCATATCAACTAATATCATTTTTTCATATGAGCGTTAAAACTCATACTCCTTCTTTCGCCCTTTACATGGAACGGATATACAAAATGTTTAAGGTAAGATGGGAATATGAGAAATTTACCTACTTCGGGTTTAAATTTCACGCCATCACTTCTAAAATCTTGTGCTTCTCCATACATAAATTCAATTCGACCATTAGCGGGATAATGGTCATGTTCATCTATTTCATATTCTTTTGTCATATCTTTCGGTAATTTTAGATAGATGACTGATGAAAAATCTCCACTATGTTTATGCCAAGGATTATACTCCCCAGCGTACTGACTGACTATCCAACTCTGTGATAAATGTATATTATTCGTGGAAGGTGGTCCATAATACTCTGGCCCAATATTAACCATTTTATGCCAATTGTATGCTCTGTTAGTTTTAATCATATAATTCAAATATTCCAAACAACCCTGTTTCATAATATCAGAAAGGTACTTTTTATCATCTTTCGAAGTAATAGGTATCTGGATTTCTTTAGTTACTTTGCCTACCAATTTATCAGAAAAATCCCACTGAGCACTTTTTCTTTCATCACTTAAAACGTCATCACCCACATTATTAACTATATCAACAAACTTTTTCGGTACAGATGTTTCGAAAATAACTGGACTGAATACTTCATGCCATAGGTTTGTCATCATCTGTCTCTAATAAACTCAATTGTTCCAATATCATTTGTAGTTTACTTATACTAAATCTAGTCGCAATTATATCTTCACCTTCATCATTTTCTTCTACACTTATTTCTGATATAGACCTAATAATATTCGTAAGTGGATGTGGTATACCTCTTGCTCTAAACAAAGTACTCTTTAAACTTTCAATAGTGAAAGCAATATCTTGTAAGAATTCCTTGTCTCCTATATCAACATTATTCTCCCCTAATGTATATATTAGGTTGACCATTACATTTTCTGACAATTCATCTATAAAGGCAAGATCTTGTAATCTGTCCAATTCTTCAAGCGATGGAGCTTTTATTTTATGATTTTTCCAAGGCCCTTTGATAATTTTTGCAGATTGCTTTTCCTCAGTCATCATCTTCATCCATTTCCTTAGTCCAAACGCCACCTAAATCTGGATAATATGTTCCAATATCTCGTTTTACTTGACCCTTTTTAGGTCCATACCAATAATATCCCAAAGCCGTACATCTGTAAGTAACCTTCTTATCTTCATAAGGCCCAAAGAACAAATTGTCCCAATCACCAGTACGCAGATATTTTTGCATACTTCTTACATAAGCTTCAGCAGTTGCTAATTTAGCAATAGCGCCCTTTATTTTTGACCTAACTGCACCACGTTCAGTTTTTATAATATCTTTTTGGATTTTAATCCAATCTTTGATTTTATCAGGATGTAGATTATGAGCGTCTGGTAAATCTCGTAAGCTATCATGTAGTCCAGCTTTACCATAATCAGGATCTTCTACCCTTTTCTTTTCTCTTACCTTAGCAAGTCGCTCTGCAGCTGCAGCACGTTGATCCTCTGACATAGGTTTCCTTGGTTTCCTACGTTTAGGAGCCTCCCAATCAGAATTATCTGTACTAACTACAATTTTGCGTTTAGCCATGTTTTTTATCTCTCTCTTTAAAAACCCTGTTCAATGAAGCGTTTAGCTAACTCTCTTTTTTGGCGTCTAGTCGCAGCATTTTTTTCTCGTCTGCGCCTAGTACCCCTTGATTCATAAAATTCTCTCTGCCGTAATTCATTAAAAAAATTCTCTTGAACCAATTTCTTTTTTAAAACTCTTAATGCTTGATCAACATTATTGTTACGCACTTCCACTTGCATTTAGCAACTCCTTTAATATAACATGACTATAACACACAGGGTATTAATTGTCAAGTTTCTTTTTTAGAATCTTTAATCGCATTTGCGACCAATTCTGAGATAGGGACCAACTCTTTGTCGCCGTCCTTATCCACTGATGTTTTAACAAAACCCTCTTTTTCTAGAGTATCAAGCATAGACCCAACGATATTATCGATCATTTCGCCCGTCGAGAAATAATGCCCTGCGTAATATGCGGCAGCAATACACCCAAGTGCAAGAAAAGTATGTAAATAAACGTCCATAGAAAATTCCTTATTTGACTTTATATTACTAAGCTAACACATCAGGCAACTTTTGTCAACCTTTTTTTTACATACCCATTAAAAAAATTAAAGTCACAAAAGCTCCACATCCAGCTCCTAGAAGAAAAGTTTGCAATAAATCGCTGTCAAACCACAATGGTTGATTCTTAAAAAACTCATCTGATGGTTTATGTCCTGTTTTAAAAATAAAATAATTTTTACTCATAATTCTCTCTTATTTTGTTGTCGCAATGAACACACCGTTCCAATCCTCTTCAAGCGGTTGCGTCTTCATAAACTCACACCGCTCAATCCACATGGTATAATAATTTCTCATTCTCCCGTCAAACTCTATACTCAGATCATTACACAATCGAATAGCGTGATCAAAATGTTGATTACTATAATATTCGTGCATCTTAATGTGTTGATTTTCTGCAAATCCCCAATTAGTATTTTTCATCATCCAATCCATCTCACTCAGGACGGTATAGATACGAATACCCACGGTCTTACCCTTGACTGCCAGTTCATCAACCTTGAGATAGAAGAAGTCATCCTTGGTCATGTCATAGGTAGATTCACCCACCAACAATAGACAACCATACTCCTTACACTTGCTCTCAATCCTAGCAGCAGTCGATACTGCATCTCCTAGAACATCATAGGAGTGACGTTTAGTAGAACCCATCTCTCCAAGATAACCAAGCCCAGTATTAATACCAGCACCCATGCCAACTGGTGGACGCCCTTCAGAAACGATTTTATCATTAAATTTCTCCACTGCATCCAACATCAATAAACCAGTTTTAACAGCACTCTTAGGATGATCATCATCGTCTATAGGCGCATTATGTATATGCATAGATGCATCACCAATATACTTGATAACCATACCGTTCGAATCTAGAATAGGTTGCGTGATTGCATCCATATATCCATTCATAATTTGTGTTAGTCCCTTTACATCATCACCGAAACTTTCGCCTAGTGGCGTAAAGCCACGAAGATCAGAGAAACAAATACTGATCTCTTTCTTCATACCATCTTTGATAAGCGCGGGGTTTTCTTGAAGTAATCGAACTACAGTTGGACTAGCATAACCAGCAAACTGTTTCTTGATCTCCATCTTCTGTTTGTATTCTTCCATGAACCGTAAGAACGCAGCGATAGCCCAAACCACAAACATAGTAAGGACGGGATAGGACCAATCTACTAGATAACTGTATTCTGTAAACAGATATGCAGAACCATAGAACGATCCAGCAAGAAACAATGGCAACAGTACTGCACCAAAATACCATGCGAGGGTAAGGACAGCAATCATCAGAATCAATGCACCCACACCACTAGCTACAAGTTCAGCAAGATCAGTCCAATATGGGCGTGTGATGTTACGTCCAGTCATCATAGTGGCAAGTGATGCACCTATAAGATCATGCGACTGTATCACCCCTACAGGGGTTGCTACGGGACTGCCAAGTCCAGAAGCAGTCATACTCAGTATTACAATCTTACCCTTGAGATTTGGTAATTTCTCATGGAGTGGGTAAGTCTTTGTTCTCCACTGAAAATCCAACCATATGTTTCCGTTAGCATCTGTGTCAATCATCTTGTATTTTGGTATGCGTAACTTCTCTACACCGGCGATGCCTGTCTTCATCTGAAACGATATATCACCCGACGCCATGCGTAGGACTTCCATGCTCATTGAAGGATACAATACACCATCAACTGATACTACCAGAGGCATACGTCTAACTACGCCATCAGCTTCTGGTGCGACAATCATCATCCCGACAGCCTTTGCGCTCTTTGCGAATTCTGGTATTGGTCCAACTGCACCAGAGTATCGATACACCCAAGGTTTCCAGTCTGCTCCTATAGAAGCAACACCGCGCACTACACCAGATGCGCTACGGTCATTTGTGGGGATTTGTCCTATGATGGTGGGAGTTTGTTTGAGCATATCAGCAAAGAACTTGTCCTTACCGCCACGGTCTGGTGAAGAAAATAAAATAGGCACAACGACAAGACCAGCACCCGCTTCATAGAGTTTGATAATCTCTTTACCGAGCGTCTCTCTGTCCCATGGCCATTGACCACGTTCTCGAATTGTTTGATTGTTAATCTCTACGGTAACTATGTTGTCTAAAATTTGTGTTGTCTGATTGCGTTGATGTTGATCCATTGCCTTTAGACGAACCATGTCTAGAAACCACGGGTCAGAAAATCGTATTCCACATAATACTAAAATCACAGATAATGATATAATCCACTTTTTCATAATCAATTTCCTTGTGTGAGTGAGACACTACAACCCCCACTCGTTTGACAATTTTGTGTGAGGGAATACGATTGATTTGTACTGCCCTGTTGTTTCAAAGTTAAATCT